TGATGCCACAGCTCTGCGATATCCGCTTTGAGCACCATATCGACATCGAGATAAATCGCCTTGCCTTCGAAATTACACGCCGCAGGAATGCCCCAACGCAATGCAGAGAATGGTGTAGCCCATCTATCCGTGCGCCAGCCAAACTTACGCTGCGGGTCGGAATACCAAAATGACGAAACATCACGTGACAATCGCAACCAAATCAAATCGATCGGCTCACTGGCGTATTTCTCCAGCGTGTAATGCAACACAGCCTGAAACTCGAGATCCTCATCATTGCCAGAAACACCAACGAAGACGCGAACTGTCATCACACGTCGCCTTCACCCGGCTTATATGACGCTTCATCAGGTGGCCCATGAGGTGGTTTAACGTTCTCCAGCAATCGTTTCAACGCTTCGTTCTCCGCTTGCAACTGAACATTTTCTTCATTAAGACGAGCAAGCTCTTCCAACGCCCATAGACGTTGATCAACATTAAGCGGAGCTACTCTTGATCTCGCCATCGCAATGCCTCCTCGATCGACATCTTTGGATAGGCCTTGAGCAAACTCACAAGCGAACAATTGATAACAGTAACCCCCATCTCCTCAAGACGCGCAGCAATACCATCAATTGCTCTTCGCCAACGCGGCAAGTTGTCTTGCGGATGCGGGTTCGAAAGCGGCATTGGATGTCGATGATGCCAGTGCTCGCCAAGATCAATTCGCATATCATAACCAACAAGCAAAATTCGCTTCACTCCGAATTGCACCACCAGATTGAGACACTGAAACCCGGAATTGCCGCCTGCTCCCACGTAACCCAACCGATCAATGCAAAGTTCGTCGGACCTGACATTGGTGATCGTGATCTTCTTGATGTCCTTGTAAATCTTGCAAGCCTCGAGTTCAGCTGAAATCTTCAAACCTTTAAAAATCCTCACACCATCGTGCAGCGTCCACCATTTGGTATCACAGCCATACAGTGCATCAGCCCACGGAACGAGCCGCCAACTCTCATTAATCGCAACAACTCTAACTTTGTCCTGCAACAACTCGACGCCAGCCTTCTTAGCTGATGGACCAGACGCGACAATAGCAACTGTCTCATCTCGCCAATCGGGCCACCAATCAGGTCTCCCAGTGAGACTTTCCGTCGCGGCCGGCGGGCCCGCGCTCACCATCGCTACCATTTTTACCGTCCTTACCGTGCTGCCCACGCTTGACAGCCAACTGCCAGTCAGAAGACGATTCAGGTTTAGTGGCCGTATCCACAAGTGCGACCCAACAGGACCCGCCATAAGTCGTGACGTCGCCCGCACAATATTCCTTCTGTCGCCACGTCCCGCGGTACAACATAGCCCGCGACCGATGCCGGAACTCCTTGACCACCTGACCGTCACGCCAATAACGGCGCAACAGCTCGCGGCCATCCGCGTCCAGCTCCTCGGTTAAATCCTCGATCCCGAGACCGTCCCTACCGTCTTTGCCGTTCACACCGTCCCGACCTTTCTCACCCTGGACGCCGGGCAACCCGTCGCGACCCGGTAAACCGTCCCGGCCACCCTCTCCGCGGGGCCCCACAGCGCCCAGGGCGCCGTCCTGGCCTGCGATTCCATCCTGCCCCTTCTCACCCTGCGGCCCGGCGGGCCCAGGCTCTCCACGAGGCCCTACAATGCCTGGAGCGCCATCCTTGCCCATGGAACCATCTTGCCCCTTCTCACCTGGCGGCCCGGCTGGCCCAGGCTCTCCACAAGGCCCTATGATACCCACAGCGCCATCCTTGCCCATAACACCATCCAGCCCCGTTTCACCCGGCGGCCCGATTGGCCCAGCAGGCCCGACCGGCCCAGCTGGCCCAGGATCGCCATCACGTCCTGCAGGACCGATAGCACCGTCAGCACCAGCCTGACCGTCTACGCCATCCGTACCAGCCGGTCCTATTGGCCCCAGCTCACCACGTTCGCCAGGCAACCCATCCTTACCGTCCAGGCCATCCTTGCCATCAAAACCAGGATCACCCTTGTCACCTTTGAGTGGGGTCATGTGCTCCAACGCATCCAAGCGAGCACCGAGTGCAAACAGCCGCTCGGTAAAATCCATCCGAAGCAACTGAATCTCCGCAGCAAGAACCGGAGCGATGCCTCTGACGATAGCCTCGACGTGCTGATGATTCATCATTTTCGCAATCGCTCAAGTTCGTGCCTCATGGCCCAACTGGCCAACTGCGCTACTGCGGCTGCGTCTTCAGTATCAGTTGAACCGCCAGACGTGTCAGGAGCAGGAGCAGGCTCCGGCGGTTTAGACTTGGCGAACGGATCCGCACTGGTGTCACGTTTGTTCAATGCGGCTAAAGAATAATTTTGCTGCTGCAGATATGGCGTATTGCCACCGACGACCGGCGGCAAATTGAGCCGACGACGCGATTCATTCGGCATCTTAATGCCAGCACCAACGGCTTTGCCTTCGCTCTCGACCAACGTCGCAGTGTCCATCCGCAACAGATCATCTAGATCAAATTCAGTTCCATACGTTTTTCCAACCACCTCGACCAGACCAAGTCCTTCATCGAGCGACAGCTCGATCGCTTCGAAATATTTCTGCAGTGTCTGCGAATAGTACTGCTGATTGAGCGCTTCAATATTGTTGTAACTTGGTGGATCAGTTGCTCCCACCATGTGCGCCGGCACACCGAACGCGGAACAAACCATCTTGGCTGACATCCCGAGCTGCTCGATCAACTGACTGTCGACAGCAGTGAACGCAAGCGGTTCGAACTTCAGACCAAACGGAAACACTGCGACCTTGCCAGCCTTGCCACCCTGAAATTCCGTCGACCAAAATTCTTTGATACGATCCGCTTCCTTCTTCGGAATTTCACCTGGCGCAGTCAAAATGCCGCTCGGCTGCGCCCGGTTCTCAAAGAACGCCGACGATTGCGATTGAATACGCAATCCCTGCGTCGCAGGCAGCGCTGCCGCAATCAATGGCGGAATGCCGCATAGTGGGTGATAGCGTATCGACGTCACATCGTGGATGATCTCAGACGCTGGAACGACAGCTTCAGCCGGAAGATCAGCGAGATTATCGGCGCTCAGCTTATAATAGACGTCGCCATCAGGTGCGACCTGCGGCGAGACCGAGCGATAATCAAGCACGTACAACTCGACGACGACACCACGATTATCACGAACCTTGCGCACATAGGTGTTGCCATGAATCAACTTCGAGCAAATCCATGACTCGAAGAACTGAATTCGATTCTGATAACTGTTGGGCTTGCGAAGTACAGGCGAGAACGACGCCGATTGCGTCTCTTGCCAGATCCCGTTCTCGTTCTGCTCGACCAAACGAATACGGCATTTGGCAATATCTGACGCGATACGCTCAATGCAAGCGTAGACAGCGTGATAGGCAAGCAAACTCTCGCCACGCAATTCGATGTTACGCTGCCATGCACCTGTAAATGGCTCACGCACAACCGGGAACCAACCACCGCCACTGCCAACAGCCGACATCAACGTGTCGTTATATTGTTTCGATCGCACAATCTCGAAACCAAAAATACGCATCATTCGTCCTCTACGCGCATGTCACGACGATGATAACGTTTGTTAGTTTGCTTCTCTTTCTCTTCCAACGGCTTGCTCTCCGTCTCCACGACTTTGGTGGCAACACGCGATGACGCTGCACGTGCTCGCCCAAACTGAATCCAGACCTTGGCTTCAAGATCAGGTGCTTCGAACACCTCACCAGCACGAACCAGTCGCCCATAGACCCGATGTTCGTGCCCCTCATTCATCACCAATCGCATCGCTCTACTCCTGAAAAGCGGGAGAAATCTGGGGGGAGGTCACGACCCAAAATTTCTCCCGCCAACACACCGGACCAGCCAAGGTTACCCGGTGTAGACTGCGTTGCTGAGATAGCTCACGGCAGTTGAACGCCGCTTGACCCAGTTGATGAATCGCTCGGCACGAATACCGACTGAGTTGGTTTGCCACAAAGATTGGAACAACGTCGACGCAGTCGGTGGCGAGTCAGGTGCAGTTTCCATTTGCAGCGACGCTTCACGGCTGGCATCGACAGTGACTTGCCCATCATCCGCCAGCAAAATCTCACGTGCTGACAACAGAATGATAGGCCAGCCTTCTGTCGGCGAACCCGTGGTCGACGGAATGTTCTCCGACACAACAATCGGAACTCCCTGCACCGATCCGCCCGCGGCACTAGCGGTCGGAAACATTGGCGCGCCAAATGAATTCAGCAGCGAGCCAATCCGCATCGCAACTTGCTGTGTCGTGATGAGCACAGCAGATTCAAGCGACAGATTGTTAGTCAAAAACTGTCCGAACAAACGATTAAGATCGGCCAGGAAAGCAGCACCCGTCGTTCCCGTAGGCGTAAGTGCCGTCACACCATTGGTGATCGATGCAGGACTGATACCGGTCGCAGCTTTCGTCGGATCCACGAACTGTGAATCCATGAAGGCCACGATCGATCGAGTCAGATCATCACGAATGATTCCTTCAGCCGCGGGATCACTCGCGCGGATCAGCTCTTCTGTTGTGACGACGATCCCGGCAATTTTCGCGAAGTCCAACGTAATCGAATCGAACGCCAACGAAGAGAGTGGTTTCGGGGCGCCTTCGCCGACCCAGTTGACAGTCGACGCTGTCGTCTGTCGCGGCACCCTGATCTTGAACGGCACACGTGTCAGTCCCGGAATACGTCCGATGATCGTGAGTGCTCGAAGGTACTCGGCATATTGACTTGACAAGATCTGATAGTTGACCAGCGGACCGGCCCAAGTCGTATCAGTCGTGGTTCCAGCCGCGACCGGTGCCTTCAGCACAGCAGCGACCTCAGGCGTCTCTGCCATCCATTGCGGATTTGAACTCGCAATCTCATGCGCCGGAATGCTGTCGAGCCGAGACCACATCTTAGCCTTGACCAAACGAATGAACGGACGCCACGGCTCGACTTCCTTGTGCCGCACGCTCACACGCACATCGCCACCACCATTGACACTGCTACGAGACTGCGTTGCCTGAATGATGTCAGCCGCCTTGACGGTGACTGCCTTCTGCTTGTTGCTCTCTTCCAGCTCACGCAGCCGCATCAAGTGATTGTCGATCGACTTGATCTCGGCGACGAGAGCGTCGTAGTCCTCGGTCTGCGTCGAATCCAGCGTCTCACCACTCTCAGCGCTCTTCTCCATAATCTCATCACGCTGAGCGGCTTTCGCAGCTCGCGTGTTCTCGAACGAAGCAATCGTTTCAGCGATTGATTTCTTCATAGCTCGTTTGGCCTCCTTGGCCACGACAGATGTGGATTTTGCCGTGACGCCGGCAGACAACACTCGTTCACCGCTGCCTTGCTTCTGACCTGACGCGGTCAGCAAAGCATCATCGATCGAGCGAATTGCATGAATTGTTGCATCAGCATTAGCTGGAATCGTGACGAGGCTCAGCTCGAGCCATTCCCATGTTTTGATATGCCAGCCGCCCTCTTTCAGGATCTCAAAATCATCAATTGTGAAACCGATGCTGACGGCACCAACCAATTTGGCTTTGACAGCTTGCCAAGCCTTATCGACCATATTCTTGAGTTCGCCGGGTTCTTCGATCTTAGCAATGCGCGCACGAAATGGGATGCCATCTTTTGTCGGCCGTGCAAACTCAACGTGTCCGACCGGAGAATCAGATCGATGCTGCCACAACAGCGGCATCGGAACGCTAAACTTCGCGCCCATCGAATCAACAACATCACCCTGCCGATCGAGCCTTGGCGTACTGGCGATGCCCTCAATGAGCCGCTCTTCATCAGCGAATGACTTGATACTGAGAGTCGAATAGGCGCGATTGAGCTGCATGATCATTTTCCTCGACGAGAGCGCTTGGCCTTGCGCGCAGTGCTTAGGGCAATCGCGATAGCCTGACGCTGCGGCTTACCGTGTCGCATCTCAGTACGGATGTTGCGGCTGATAGTTTTACGGCTGTATCCACGTTTCAATGGCATGTCATCCTCCCGCTTTAACACAGATCCATCGATCATCACTCAGCACCCACACCTGTCCGGCGGGGCACCTATCCCGATCAAGTGATACTGCCAGCAAGACAAAGAAAATGACCGCAGCTATAAAAATCAAAACTGCTGCTCGCGTCATCGATGCAGAGGCGGTCCAAAAACTTGCCAGCCCAACAACAAAAACAAAACAAACAGCAACAAGGCACTGCCAGCGGGTCCGTAGGTGCCAGCATAGCCGAAGTGCCAACTTAGATTGAACACCAGCCAAATCAGCATCAGAATCCAGTAGCAAAGACCAAGAGTCATGACCATTTCCTTCGCGACGTCAAAGAATAGGGAGGGTACCGTGCGTGGTTCGTCACGGCACCCTCCCTCTCCTGTGCGGACGTCAAGATTCTCCTAGCGTAACGATTACACCGAGAGGCCGTCCCGGCGCGGTAGAACTGAGCTACGATAGGACAAACATTTCGAACGAGGGTTCCTTAACCTCTTCCAGATTGGCAATGCCAACCGCCATTGCCAGCGCCACCATACCGTCGATACGACGCGTGCTCTTCTGTTTGCTGAGTTTACGATTGTTCTGCGGATCAGTGACGACAACCGAAGCATCAGCGCACATCGTCAGCACTGGATGATTGCCATGCGCCATCTTGCTATTGAGGATCAACGACTCCAGTTCACGCAAAGCCGGCGACATCGACTGGAAGCCCTGCCTAAACTCGACGAAATGCTCGGTGATCTTGCGCTCATCGAAATCACTCTTCAGCAGCCACGCTTTCAGACTGCTAAAATTCCACCGGTCGAAAGCAATCTTGACAATGCGATAACGATCAAACTGATCACGCAACCATCGAGCAACATACTCATACTCGATCGAGCTGCCAGGAACGGTCTGCAGAAAGCCTTGCTTGGCCCACATATCGTAGGGCACACGATCCGTTTTCGACCGCTCCGCCAAACCATCAGCTGGCAACCAGAACGTCGAGTGCACCTGCCAGACGCCATCGACCTGACCGATCATCACACAGGCGGTGAGATCATTCGCCGCCGACAGATCAAGGCCAGCATAAACCGGCGTATCGCTATCAAACTCTTCAGGCTTGCCACCACAAGCTGTCCACACCGATGGCGCGATGAATCTGGTACTTGCCGAAATTCTCTGATTCAGCACGAGGTTTCGGTAACCAGCTTCACTTGCCGGCATTCGCTTGGCATTCGCGGCCATCGCCCGCACTTCAGAGGCGTTCTGGAAGTCACCATAAGCTGGATTGGCCAGCTTAATTGCCTCTTCACTGAACGGATCAATCTCCATCGGTGTCGTAAACAAACGAATAATCGTGTGCGGATCATGCTTGGCCAGCGCGTCGTCAATCAGCATCGACAGCAGATCAGCGTCGTTAGGCGCCTGCGTGCTGATAATGATCGACATTGGATTACGATGCGCCGCAGTCGCCGTCTCCAGAGCGTCGTACAGATCACTGCGCGGGCCTCGGACCTGCCCCAACTCGTCATGAATAACCAATACCGGACTCAAACCGAAGGCCGTCGAGACCTCGGCCGACAGCGCCTTATAACGCGTTCCAGCCGGTACGAAATGCAGCTCCTTGGCAGTGTCCTTAATTGTCACGTGAAACGCCAAGGTCGGACTGAGCCGCACAATCTTGGCCGCCAGTTCGAACAGAATGCCAGCCTGATCTCGACTCTGCGCGGCGCTGTAGATGTGACTGTTAGCAACAATACCTTCGCCGCAGAGATGATAGAGCAGGATAAACGCAGCAAGCGAGGTCTTAGCGTTCTTCCGACCGAATGACAGGATCGCACGCCGCGTCCCGGCAGGGTTGGCATAGATGTCCATAATGATGGACCGCTGCCAGTCGCGCAACTTCACACGCTGACCGACGTCCGGCCCCTCGGGAATGCGGCAGTACTCCTCGATCCACGCGATCGTCTTCTTACCCGGCGGCAGGTCTGCAAGAGCAACGACCTTACGTTTTGGTTTTGCTGTCTTCTTATCACGTGAATCACGCATATTTATCCTTGACTTCCAGATATTGGTCTCTAAGCTAAGTTGGCCTGTCAGATTTCCCAAATTCTAATCCGCGCGCGTGATAGCGGTCCAGAGCACCCTAAATGGAGCAAAGAACACGTGCTGCAATCTCTCACCGAGCAGGTGATTGACGACCACAAATATCTCACCACCATCATCGAGTACTGGTTTGCTAATAACTTCCACTCTCTGACCGAGCGCCCACCAAGCTCATATCAGGCGCGAGAACGCTCATCGGCAATCACAAAAGTCAAACAGAACGTCGAAACTCAGATCCAGCTCAAGGCCGGAGTCATACTGCTCGAAATGACCATGCCTAACGGCAAACTTCTGCGTGATTGCACCGGAGCTGAATGCTCGAAACTGAGCAGCAAAATTGGCGGCTGGCTGTTACGCATATCCAAGCGCGTCAGGCCGACTCAAACCGTTGGCAGCGTGCTGAATGAAGACCAAGTTCGCCAACTGTACGCCAAATCCTAAGTCAATTGCTTGAGCCCACTCCAAGGGCTCGCCACATCATGCGTCGTTTTTGGGCTCACGCCACGCGGCTGTACAGCCTGTGGCGTGAGTCTTAACTGCGTCATCAGCCGACACAGCATGGAAGTCTCCGACCGTTGAAGCGCAATCAACTGATCAACACGCCTGCCGCTATCCGGATCTAACAGCACCTGCTCTACCAGCTGAGCTATACGTCTTGCCATAATCACGTGACGTGCATACTGGCACAACATGGCAACGTTACCGGGGCAAAACCATTCGGCCGGCATACTGCTGACAACACGCTGAAATTCCTCTGCTTGCTCCTCGGTCAACTCCAGTGGCGGGCGCACACGGCGAACGACTTCGACGTTGCCGGGCGTGACAACAGTCAACATTTCACGTGACACTCTTGAGGCTCTCGGCATTTATATCCCTGCATTTGCTCGTGAATTTGAAACAAGCAGCGATAGAATTTTACAGCATGTTATCTCACGTGAAG